GGCGCTCAAGCACTTGGGGGTGGAGCGGGTGGCGCTGCAACTGGAGCGGTAGAAGCGTTGCCTGAACTTGCTCGCGGAGAATACGGAAAAGCTGCTGAAACGCTCGGCGAAAACATTCTGGCTGGAACAGCTCTTGGCCCACTTATCAGCGAGGTGGGCGTTCCCGTTCTCGCCGCTGGGGCTAGGCAGTTTGTTAAGCCTGCAATCGCTGCAAAGGAGTTTCTTACTGGAGGTGGATTTAGGGGTGCAGCAACGACGTTTTTTCGACCTCGCTACGCTCCTCGCGTTGGCTCTCTGGAGACTTCGCAGATTCGGGACACCATTGAGTCTTCTACTGGCGTAAGAGTTCCACTCGGTGTTGCTGAGGCAATTGGCGAGCCGGGACTTGTCGAAGCAATCAAGAACGCTCCAGTTGGTGCGGAGGTTACACCTCAACACATGGAAAGCCTTAAGAGGCTGATCGTCCTAAACGCCACCGAGCTTGGCGGAAAAAACACGGGAATCACAACTGACGATCTGGCGAAGAGTGCTGTCGATATTTTGAGGAGGCGACTTGGGGTTGTTTCAAAACCTTACGAAGATGCAATCGGAACGCTTTCGGCGCAGTTGAAGCCTTCAATCGACAAGGGGTTGAGCTATGTTCAAAACCAAGCAAATGCGCTGATTCCTGGAACCGCATCAACACCATCGTTTCTTGGGAATATTTTTCGAAATGTTGAGCAGGCTGGATATAATTTTTTCAAACAAACAGACGCCAAAAACTTTAACGGTCTTAGAGCAAACCCAACTTATCAGCAGTTAAAATCAAAAACATCAAACATTGTTGAGTGGGCCAACGATATTGACGCAGAGGCAATTCAATCTTTGAGGACGACACCAGAAGAGTCGTCACTTATTGTCGATCAATTTGGAAGAAAAGTTGTTAGCAAACCTTCAACTGTAACAACACAGGGTATACCGTCCACATATCCCGCTGAAACTCAAAAGTATGTAGCAGCAATTGGGAACATGGCCCCAGAGCAGTCAATTGATGCCATGAGAAAATACAGGACTATCATCGGTGACTCTATCGGAAACGATTCCATCTTGCCTGGAATTTCCGACCGAGCAAAAAAACAACTGTATAATGCTTTCACCAAAGATATCGAGGCTGCGGTTGACGGAGTGGCAGACAAGGAGTTCAAAACGCAGTTTCAAAATGCCAACAAGTTTCACCGAGAAAACGCGGATAATTTTTTAGGAAAACAGGTTCAGTCAATTATTAAAAATGTTGGCGCAGAAGGTGGCGCTGGACCTGCGTCAATCGCTAGGAATTTGGAGTCTGCTGATGCTCCGACATTCTTAAACTCAATCAAGAGAGCGGCTCGACCGGAAGACGCTACCGCAATCGATTCCGCTGCGAGAGAGTATCTATTCAATCAGGCTGCAAAGTCGGGCCTTGATCCAGTTACTGGGGAGATTTCAGTTTCTAAAGTAGTCAACTACATCAACGGACTTGCACCTGAAATCCAAAGCCAATTCTTCCCAAACGCAAAGGAGATTGCCAGTTTGGCAAAAAAACAGTCCGCGCTGGCAGGGCTTGATCCTAGCAAGGTGATTTCAAACTTAACGGTTGATGCAAAACTTCTGTCCGATGCAGTTGGAAGAAGGGATTTAGCCATCATGGACACCATCGCTGATGCTATAAAAAAGAAAGCAGAGATGGAGAAGCAGTTGCGCGGATCAATCCTCGGCGCACTGAAAAAAGCGTCTTCAAGCGATGTGACTGACATCGTTTCTCAGAATCCTAAAAATTTCATCAGCGGAATTGTTGACGGAACGTACACCCCCGAACAAAGCCGCGCCGCACTCGACATGATCGGTCGTGAAAGCCCGATGCTCGTCGAGCAACTTCAGTTTCAATATGTTGACGACTTGATCAGGAAGTATTCTGAATCTGGAGTTCTGAATTCGAAGAAGCTGGCGTCTGAACTTGCAGGAGAGTCAATTGTCGGCAAAGCAAGCAACACCAGAAATTATGCTGATGCAATTCTAGGAACCGGAAAAGTTTCTAAACTTAAATCTGTTTTGGACAATGTTGCTCGACTTGAAAAACTTAAAACTCCGGTATCCTCTAACGATCCTTTTGTAGAGGCGATGATTAGAACTGCTGGAGCTGTGACTGGAGAAGTTGTTGGTGGAATAGCCAAGATTGGCCCGATTGGAGCGGCCAATCAGGCTGTGCAAGTTTCGAAGCTGACTCCAGGTGTGAAATACAAGATAGCATCATACGTTCTTTCGACACCTCAGTTGAGAGAGCTTGCGATGAAGCCGATTGGCCGATTCTCGAAGGATGAGTTGAATGCTGTTCTTCGTGGAACAGCCGCAGCGATTGCTGCCACTGAAGGCGAGGATGCCCCTGACATCGACGAACTCCAGAACCTTGAACGATGAAAACCTCCCTCTCCAAAAAGGGTAATACCTATCAGGGCAAGAAGGTGACGCTCAACAAGCCGTTCTACACTCCTGGCGAGCGGAAGAAGAGCGCGGTGTACGTCAAGAATGACAACGGCAACGTCATCAAGGTTCGCTTTGGAGACGCCAACATGACGATCAAGAAGTCGAATCCTGAGCGTCGTAAGAACTTCCGCGCGCGGCATAACTGCGCGACGGCAACCGATAAAACGACTCCTCGGCACTGGAGTTGCAAAGCATGGTAATTTTATGGACAAGATGAAACTTGGCGGTGGCGGACGTTACGAAAAGCTGATCGGCAGTCTTGAGAAGAAGGGTGTGAGAGAGCCTCGCGCTTTGGCTGCTTACATCGGACGTAAGAAGCTCGGCAAGGCGAAGTTCCAATCGCTCGCTGCGAAAGGCCGTCGCCGCGCCATGCGCGAGAAAGCTAACGCTTAGGATATCGTCCTTTGGAGTACGGCTTTTTGGCCGACTCCTTATCAACGACGAACTTCTCTGGTTCTGCGTAGTTCCATGAGATGTCGCCGCCTGTACCACGCTGGATCATAATCGATCCGGTGACTTTTCCGTCTTTGTCCGTCATGCCGGAACGGTCTGCCCGTTTGGCCATGCCGAGCATGAACTTGCGCGGATTGTTGAAGCCAACCTCCTTCATCACAATCACCTCTCTCGCCCAGTTGGTCAGGTCCGATGATCCGAATCCTGAGTAGGCCAAATCTGCCACGCTCTCAGGCTTGTCGTCCTTACCCTTCGGCTTTGGGAAGTGGTGGACAAGCACCAGGACAACGCCTGTCTCCATCATAATCGGCTGGAGTAGATGCCGCGTGAAGTTCGCGCATACCTCAATGTCCGCAGGATTGCCGCCCATGTAGGAGAGCAGCGGATCGATGTAAACAACGTCAGCCTTGGTCTTGCGAACGAGGCGGCGGAGCATTGTGGCGAAGTCTGTTCCGGTGCGAACCGTTTCGCGGAAGAAGAGCATGTCCACGCTCCGCAATCCTCGCTCCCAGTTCTCTTTGCCGAACGTCATCTGAGCAGCGCCTTTGAGTGCGTCATGCTGATCGGCAATGTCGTTCTCAGCTTGGATGTAGGCCACCTTCAGCGCGCGCACAGGTTTTACGCCGAACCATGCTTCGCCGGACGCCCACTTCATCCCTTGATACGCGGCCATCGAGCTTTTGCCGCAACCACTTTGGCCTACGAATAGAAGCGATGAACCGCGACGTAGCCATCTGTCTCCGATCAGATTGTCAGGATCATTCTTCGGATCGTACTCGATGATGCTATCGAGCGAGAACTCCTGAGGCATGTCCTGCGACTCCAGATAGTCCGTGAACGCATCCCAGTTCACAGAACCCACATTGATGGCCAACAGCTTCTGCTCATTGCCATCGCGCATCACACCGGCAAGACGAGAGAACCTGCTTGCGTTCTTGTTCTTCGGATCGATGCCAAGTGTTTCTAACTGGCGATAGACAACATCACGACGCTCGCTCCATTCCTCCTTGTTCGCTGCATCGACTCGCACCCAGCCGTGCAAGCTCTTGCCACCGGAATCAATGACGACGGACATTGGCAACTTCGACTCCTTGAGGATCGTCCATTGCTCGTCCTTGGTCTTCTCGTCCATCTCGACCAGGACATGGCGGAATGCTGCCACGCCGGAATCAGAACCGCTCTCATCGAAGCATGGGTTGACACGGACGTATGCGCCACGGCTGTCAGGGCCGTTCCACATGGAACTAATTGGCGGCGTGAAATGCTTCTCAATCCATTCGTCGCGCTTGAGAAATGTACCCTTGGAGTTTGGCCGAGTGCGGCCTTCCTCGTCGCTTACGATGTCATTGCAGATGCAGACAACTTCGTCCGGTTCGAAGCAGGCTTTTAAGAAATCTATGGTTGAAAATCGGAAGTCTGATTGCGGAATTGCTTGGATCTTACGCACCACAAACTTGCCGGTAGGCGATACGGGAGTGCCTCCCTGACCGATGCTGGGATGCGATTCCAGAAGCCAACCACGCGGCTTGTCGTGCGCTACTTTTGCAGCCTCGCTCAACTTGTGGGCCAGTTCATGCGGCTTCCACGGTGGGAGACATTTCGAGTTGTACTCATGCATGAGCGTCTCGGCATCCACTGCATTCAGCTCAAAACCGTGTATGAGCGAGGTTGCTACCGCGAAGGTTGCTCCATGCCCATTCTGACCTGAGACGGCCCCTGGCGTGTTACGCAGCCATGCGCGCGCACGATCTACTTTTGATTGATTCATTCGATTCCAAGTTGTTTTCTCGCTATCTCCCCGCTTCGACCAAGATCAGTCTTGGCGATTTCGGAGAGGA